TCAATAAATACATCTTTAAATTGTAGTGAACTTGTACCTAAATCAATATCATTACTTGTAATAGGGACTATTGCACCATCTTGTATTCTTAATTGCTGTACAGATGATGATGATACATTTACATAAAATTCTAAATGATTATTAGTTGAGTCTACTAACACTTTGTTTAGAGTATTAGCGTCTCTAATAGATGTTATAGGCCCACCTTCACCCGCAGTTCCATCATGCGTGTGTCCTGTTGTTGCATTAAAAGATGCTAATAATTGGTTAAACTCATC